CAGCGCTGGCGCCGCGTCGCACGACACCAGGCGCATCTCGCAGCCCACGCCCAGCGGCACTCAGCGCGGCACCCACGGGGGCGTCGGCCGCGCGGCCCACAGCGCCGAAGCTGAGGTAGTTGGTCGGGTCGGCCAGCTCCTCGCCAACGAACCGCCCAGCCTGCTGCGGGGTCGGCCCCGTCATCGACGGGATGGTGCCAAGCGGCGTCTGGATCTCGTTCGTCGTGAACAGGGGCTCGGTCGTCTGCGGGGCCGCCTCGAGTGCGGCGCCACCCGCGGCCCTGAGCGCCTCGCGGCCGATCTGCAACCCTCTGACGGGCGCGGGAGCCGCCTGCTCGATGACCTCCATCGCGGTCTGGGGCGGCTTGAGCCCCGCCAGCATGGCCCCGCGATCCCCGAGCATGTCGCTCGCACCCTCGATGCCCGCCTGCGCTATCCCAGGCAGCCGCTCGGCCGTGCTCTGCTCACCGGGAGCCAGTGACGGCTGGCTGTAGCTCGGCCCGCTGTACTGCGGCGGCCGCTGCTCGGTGGGGACCGCGTAGGCGTCGGAGACCGCCGTTGCTGCGCCCTGGACGGCGCCGACCACCGACTGCCCCGCCGAGCGGCCGATGTCGCCGAGCGATGTCGACAACGTCGATATTCCCGCCGCGGAGCGGTCGGGCACCTGGCCCAGCGCCCTGAGCGTCTTCGTGACGGGGTCGTCGTCCTCGGGCTGCTCGTCGCCCAGGCCTGGCAGCCAGCGGTTCCAGTCGATCACCGCTGCCCTCCGAGGTAGATCGTGGCCCGCGGCGCGCCCATGCCCAGCCCAGGGATCTCGTCGGGGCGGAAGCGCGTGCGGCCCTTCGAGGCTTTGAGCACGCCCGCACTCTGCCCAAACTCAAACTGGCCCGTCTGCGGGTCATAGCCACTGACCGTGAAGTAGTGGTTGGGGGTGTCGATGATGACCGGCCTCCCCGCCTGGACCTCCTGGGCGACCCTGGTCCAGTCGGTGCCTGGCTGGAGCGACGCCTGCACGCCCATCTTCTCAAGGAGTTGGACCTGCGAGGCTGGCCCGTGCATCCCCTGACCTTGGTCCCAGAGGCCGAGGTTCTGGGCGAGCTCCTTGGCCTCTCTGAGCGTCGGGTTGCGGCCGTTCGCGCGTGCGAACGCCACGGCCGCGGCTGGCCCGCACACGGCAAGGGCCTCCTCAGCGGAGAGCCCCTGCGCCTGGCCTTCAGTGAACTGGTTGGGGCTCAGGGTCTCTGGCGTGTAGGTGCCGAGCTTCGGCGCGCCCGTTGGCGCGACCTCGGCCGCGGGCTGCTGCGTGGGCTGCACGCGGTTGACCTTCGTGAACCGGCCCTGCCCGCCCGAGGCTGCTGGGAAGGCGTTGTCAGCGCCGTACCACTCGCTCCAGTCGCCGCGCTTCGCCAGTTCACCGAGCGCGAAGTCGACCGCCGCCTGGTGCGCCTGGACCGACGAGTCCTTCCGCAGGTCGATGCCCGTCGCTCGCGTGAAGCGGTCGCCCATGCCCTCCTTCGGGTTCGACCCGCCCGCGTAGTGGAGCTGCAGCGGCCCGTAGGATGTGCCCGTATCGAACGTCCCGACCGAGCCCCAGCCCGTCGGCCCCTCCTTGCCCATCACGGCGAGGACCTGGGCGGGGTCGATGCCCGCCTTGCGTGCTGCGTGCTCCAGGTAGCCGTTCACGTCGCTCGGTGCGGGCGCTCCGCTCGGGGCAGCGGCTGGCCCTGCGGTTCGGCCCGTTGGCGCTGGTTGAGCCGTGCTGCTGCCCATACCCCACGCCTCGGGCCCTGGCAGGCTGAAGCCGCCGCTGGTGGCTGCTGGCTGCCGCCTCCTGACCGTGGCGTCGGGCGTGGCCCCAGCGGAGAGCTCGAAGCCCTGGTCCTGCTGCGGCGGCGCGGGTGTCGGCTGGGCTGCTGACTGGCCAAATCCCCACGCCGACAGGTCGGGCAGCGTGAACGGCTGAATCTCGGGCAGTTTCCACTGCGTGGCGCGACCATCGGCTGCGCCGACGTCCTCGGGCATCTGGAAGGGCGCAGGCTGCGGCATGGCCGAGGCGAGCTGCTGGCCGATCGGGGCCATGATCGCCTCGCCCTGCTCCTTGATCGAGCCCAGCGCCGACTGCACCGTCGAGGTCCAGCCCCAGCTCTCGGTGGTATCCGCGACCGACTTGGGCAAGTACGGCAAACCTGCCATATCAGGATGTCATCCTCATCCCGCAGCCGAGCTACTACCCTGGCTAGGCCTATACGACAAGTAGTCCGACTCGAACTGCTTAGGATCGAAACCCAGGACCTTGCCGGCGCTCTGCAAGTATCCCAGACGGCCGCTCGCGGCGAGTCGTTCGTACTCGCCTCCTGCAACACTTTGCCCGCCCTTCTGGTAGATGCTCTGCATCAGGCGTAGCGTCGCGGTGTCCTGTTCGTCGAGCCCGTCAAACGGCGATGGAGGAGATATCGAGGCCAGTTTCGCGACCTGCTTCTGGCGGTCATCCTCGGGCGTGCCGGGGAGGCCGAGCGTGCCTGGGGCCGAGGGCTGCGGGGCACCAGCTTGCGGCCCACCGTAGGGGGTCGCGAACGGGTCTTGACCACTGAGGTACGCCCCCATCCGTGCCACGCCAGGGACGGGTGAGCCGGACGGCGCGCTGGTGGGAGCGCCAGCGCCGCCCATCAACCTCGGGATATCGACTCCTTGAAATCTGCGCCCAGCAAAGTAGGTGTCGGGCGTCGATGCCAGCTCGGCGCCGAATTTCGAGACGTCCAGGCCATAGCGACGAGCCTGCTCGAGCTGGGTCTGCTGGAACGCCTCGCGCTCGAGCGTGGTCTGCTGGGGGCCAGCCCTGCCCGAAAGCACGTCCTGGAGGCCCTGCAATTCGACCTGCTCGGCCGCGGAGATACCCGCCCCGCCCTGCGCCTTGATCGTCTGGTCCCAGCCGGTGAGCTGGTTGTAGCGCTCCTGCTGCTGGGTATCGAGCCGTCCTGGCGTCTGCATGTACCCCGACGCGGTGGTGTTGAACTGACGCTGACCCTCGCCGAAGGTCGTGTTGAACTGACGCTGACCCTCGCCGAAGGTCGTGTTGAACTGACGCTGGTCCTCGCTGAACTGGCGCTCCTTGAGCGCCTGCTCCTGCTCGGCAATCGCAGCTTGCTTCTCGGCGACGTAGCGCTCGATCTGCACCCGCGGGATGCCGATCTCCTCCATCTCGCGGATGTCTTTGTTGAGCTGGTCGCGAGCCAGGCCCGACTCGGCCAGGAACTGCTCCCGCTTGAGGTCGAGCTCCTGCCTGGCGAGCTCGGCCGTGGTCTCGGCGACGAAGCGGCGGATCTCCATGTCGGGGATGCCGATCCGCTCCATCTCCTGGCGTGCTTGCTCGATCTGCTCGCGGGCGGTGTCACGCTCGGCGTCGATGCCGTAGCGCGTGTCCTTCGAGGACTGCGAGGCGATCTTCAGCCTGGCCGCGAGGTCTGCCTTGCCGAGCTTGTACTGCTGGGAGATTTGCTTGGCCTGGAGCGCGCCCGCGCTGTCGTACATCCCCTGGAGGGCAGCCATATCCGCGGCAGAGATCGACATCGGTCAGGCCTCCTCGTGGTCGTCAAAGAACAGCGCATCGAGAGCGTGCGCCAGCTCCACGGCCGCGATCGTCACGGCGCGCTCACTCCTGGCCGCCGGGGCGTGGGGCCATGCCTGGACCCGCGGAGGACGCGGGAGCCGCGACCGACGGTGCGCCAGGAGCGGCGGACGGCGGTGCTCCCAGCGAAGGGTCTTGCGTTGGTACAGATCCACCGAGGCCTCCCAGGGGCGGTGCTGGTACGCTGGGAGGGGACGCTGCCTGCGGCGCCGCCCCCAGCGTCGTGAGGTTCGTCAGCGCAGCTGACGGCATGCTCGGCGGCGGCATCGGCGGGTTCGGGGTCGTCTTCCGCGCGGCCAGCTTCGCCAGGCGCTTCGCCTCGGCGACCTGCTCCTTGTAGTCGGTCTGCCCGTAGGTGTAGAGCTTCAAGCGCTGCCCGTACCTGAAGTGGGTCAGGTCCTCGGCGGTCGCCCGCTGGGCCACGTCAGGCGTCATCCCAGCCGCGATGTGCTCCTGGTACTTCTGCTGCGCCAGTGCCAGCATCGCCTCGTCCGTCGCCGCGGGGTCTCTGGCGTTCCAGGCGTCGACGGCCAGGTCGTTGGTGGCAGGGACGATCTCCTCGGAGACGGGCGGCCCCGCTTGGATAGCCATTGAGTCCCCGATCCGCTTCATGAGCTCGTTGGCAACCGAGGCATACACCTGCGGGAAGCTCGTGGTACGTGGCTTGACCATGCCCTACCCCGTATACTTCATGCGACACGAAACCCCCGCGCTGCTTGGAACAGCCGGGGGCGTGACACCGCCAGGAGTAAGCTGACGATGCCCAAGAAGCCTACCATGCTGATCTGCCCGACGTGCGGCAGATCGTTCAAGCGCACGAGCCGCACGCAACGCTACTGCTCGGTACCGTGCTTCGTACGGACCCCCGAGTCCCGCCTGTGGTCGCGGGTACGCTCGAGCGATGAACCCGACGGCTGCTCTGAGTGGACGGGCATGCGCGACCCGAACGGCTACGGGCGGATTGGAATCGGCCAGCGCCCCGTCCTTGTGCACCGACTGGCGTGGGAGTTGGCCCACGGGCCGATCCCCGATGGACTGTTCGTGCTTCACCGCTGCGACAATCCGCCCTGCGTGCGTCTGGATCACCTGTCGCTCGGCACCCAGCAGGACAACATGCGAGACACCGTCAGCAGGGGGCGCCACGTGCGCGGCGACCGCGTCGGCACGGCCAAGCTGACCGAAGCAGCTGTGCTCGAGATCCTTCAACGCTACGGCACGGGCGGCGTCACGCAGAAGGCACTCGCCGCCGAGTTTGGCGTACGGCAGTCCCAGATCCAGGCCATCGTCAATGGACGGGCGTGGAAGCATGTGCAACTGCGGCATTAGCCTGCCATCCCGTTCCCTACGCTCGGTGGAACAGCAGCGCGGACGCCCATCGCAGAGCCTTGCATCGCATCTGCCGTGATGGGCCCACCCTCCTGCGCGCCCTGCACGGTGGCAGCTATTGAGCTCTTGACCCCCGTTGCGACCCCAGAGGGTTGCCCTGCAGCCATCTGAGCCATCTGTGCCGCTTCGGGCGCGATCGCGTCGGTGGGGGTCCCCTGCGGCTCGAGCAACTGTTTCGCTTCGAGCTCCAGTTGCTCAGCCCGTGACGTTTCCCCACGTTTTCGCGCCACGTACGCCGACAACTCGAGGTTTTCGGGGCTGCCAGGCGTCATGACGGCCTTGTAGTAGAGAATTTCGCCCAGTTTCCAGGTCGTATTTGTCTCCCCGGCCGCTTCGAGAACGTCGACCACCGACGCATAACCGCGGTCGGCCTGGTCCATTTTCAACGTGACGTTGACAGGGTCCGGCCGCTGTCGCCAGGTTGCCGTGATCTTGTACGACGCGCCGATGTCCTTCTCGGTCAAGACGTAGCGCTGGGACACGGAGCGGCGGGCGCCTGGCTCGTCGGGCGGCAATTCCTCGTTGGCGTCGATGACGTAGGGGACCTGCTTCGTCTTCATGACGGCGCACAGGCACTCGAGCACCCAGGAGGCCACGTCCTCGAAACACTCCAGGACCCCGCGCGGAATGTCGCTGTGCGCGGCCTCGATCAGCCCCGACGCCAGCGACATCGCGTGGCCCGAGGCCCCAGAGCCCGCGGGCTGGGCGGGGTCGGGCGAGGTGACCTGGAGCTGTTGCATCAAGGCGGCCATCATCTGGGTCGCGGCGGTCCCGAGCGGCGGGGGAGCGACGGGGGTCACGCGGCCTGGGGCCGTCATCAGCTCGCCCGAGACGGGTTCGTCGAACGACTTGAGGCGCAACTGGTTCTCGACGGTCTCGGTGTACGCTTCGGGTGGCACGTTCTCGGCAGGCTCGACCCATGAGCCCTTGAACGATGAGCGCTCGGCGTGGGCGACCGAGGCGGCCAGCATCCGCTCGAGCGCCATCACCAGCCCCGCGTAGGCGTTCATGAACGGCAGGCCGACCTTGTCGGGGTCGGGGTCGGCCGTGCGCAACCCGTGGTAGTAGCCCCACATCGGGGTGGTGATGCCCCACTCCTCCTTAAGGTTGATCAAGGCGGCCGTGTGGGACCCCGTGCGCGGACTGTAGCGGCGGGTGTCCTCGCCCGCGACGCTGTAGACGACGCAGGGCACCAGGCACTCGTCGTCGTCGTCCCAGAGACTGACGTACGCCGTGTAGAGGTACAGCTTGCCACCCTTGCCGCGGAACGTCCCGCGGTCGCCTCTCGGGATCAGCGTGGCCTTCTCGGAGGCGAGCGCGGGCGAGGAATAGCCCTGGTCGAGCAGCTCCTCGCGCTCGAACAGCCTGCGCACCAGCAGGCCGCGGCAGGCGAAGCGGCGGCCGTGGGTCCCGCGGGTCAGGATCGGGGCGCAGTCGGTCGGGTCGATCAGGTCGACGGCCACGTAGTCGCAGCGCGCGCAGTAGGCCTCGTAGTCCTTGTCGTACGCCCGACGCGAGCGGGCAGGGTCGCGCCCCGTGTACCCGTCGTCGTCGGGTGTCCGATCCTCGCTGTCGAGGCTGTACCCCTCGGGGGAGTAGACGGGGATGTGGTCCCACTCGGCGCCCGCTGGCAGGACGGCGATCCCCCACTGCCCGTCTTGCGTGGCTTTCCCGAACAGGTCGGGGACCGAGAGCAGCCGTTCAAGGGTGGCCTTGAGGACGGTCTCGATTTGGTCCGACTTGTCACTTGCCACGGGCTTGCCGTAGCGGGTCAGCTCGGGGACGCCGTACTGCGACGACAACGAGTTCGTCATCGTCACGGCCAACATCCGTTGCGGCAGTGCAAAGGGCGCCGGGCCCTGGTCCAGCAGGGTCGACGGGGCCTTGTTGAGGATGTCGCGGGCGTCCCTGATCCACTTCCTGGACTGGGGGAACCGAGCATCCGCGTGTTTCCAGAGTGCGGTCAGCTGGCCCCCAGTCGGATCACTCGTGAGCGACAGTGGGTCGGTGTCGCGCGGCCGGCTCGGGTCGTTCCTGCGCTCAGCCACGCGGTGCCCCCGTTCTGAGCCCGTAGACCTGCGCCCGCAGTGCCGCGGGGTCATCTGGGAGGAACGCTAACATCAGCGCCTCCGCGCGGTCTGGGCTCTTGACGCCGCGCTTGCGGGCGTCCTCCTTGCGCTCGATCACGACGCGGCCGCGGGCATCATGCTGGTAGCGCAAACCTGCCAGCTGGGCCAGCATGGTGCGGTCGGTCAGGCCGGACACGTCGCCGTCGGCGAAGCGCTCCCGCAGCGCCCAGTACGCTTCAGCCTTCAGGTTGGCGTACTTCTCGCGGGCGTCGTCGGTCGTGGGGGAGGTCCCCACGTTGACGTCGCGCACCCGCAGGCCGGCGTCCTCGAGGTGGCGTGCGAGGTAGTGACCGAGCCCGGCGGTGTCGACGTTGACACGCACCAACCCACGATGGCGCCATGGACGCAGCGCTGCCAGCACGGGGCCTCGGGCGTCGGCGTCGCCGAAGGCGCAGACCTCGAGGATGCCCTGCCCCTGTCGCACAACCAGCACACTCTCGTCCTCCCCTGGGCCTGCGACGTCGAGCCCGGCCACGACGGGGCCTCCGTCAGGTCGGTAGGCCGCGGTGCGGGTCCCTGCCTCGAGCAGCCAACGCCGCTCGAGCAGCTGGTACGGGTCGGCAGACAACCCGATGGTGAAGTCGCCGTAGAGCATCTGCGACCGCAGCGGCTCGGGCATGCCCTGGAGGGTGGCGGCATACCCCGTCGCCTCGAGATACGGATTGTCGGCGAGTCGAGCGGGCAGGAAGGTCCGCGATTTCGGATAGATCGTCTCGCCGTTGTGGCGGAAGGGCTCGCCGTCCTTGACCTCGACGTCCTGGCCGTCGACGACGCCGTACCAGCGGAGCTCGCCTGGCTCGGCGGGGTGGGCGTGGGTCTCGTCAAGCCACGGTCCCCAGTAGCGGATCACCCACTCGCCCTCGGCGGAGGTCGGCGGGTTGCCCGCCGCGACGACGCGGACTCGTTCGCCTGGCACGGTAGACCTGGCCCAGCCGATCAGGAAGCGGTACTGCGACTCGGTGAACTGCGGAAGCTCATCGAACAGTTTCGCCGCGTGCGGCCGGCCCTGGTACTTCGACTTGTCCCACTCGTGCTCGACGGCCCCGAACTCAATGAACCGATCGTCGTCGAACCGCCAGACGGCCTCCTGGCCGTTGAACCGCCCGAGTCTGCCGATGACGTGGCGCGACCGCTCGATGATGCCGCGGAGCTGACGGAACTCCCGGCGGAAGATGATCGCCGAGCGGTGCTGGGTCAGCGCCAACCCGAGCAGCAGGTCGGTCTTCCCGCCACCAGCAGCTCCCCCGTAGAACAGCTCGTCAGCCTGGCTCTCAAGCGCGCGACTCTGGGGGCCTGGCAGCGGCGTCCAGGCGGGGGCGGTCGGGGGTGCCACGGGGACGCACGACTCGACGAAGCGGCGGGTCCGCGCTAAGACGATCGCGGCCTCAGCCGCGCTAACGGCCGCGGCCACCGCGCAGCTCCGCCAGCACCTGCTCCGCCTCCTGGACCGCGAGGGCCTCGTCCTCGGCGGAGAGGCCAGCGCGGCGCGCCAGGTCGCGGACCGAACTGATGATCTCGACGCGGTCCCGCTTGCCCCAGTCATCCGAGCGTCGGCGCTCGAGCCACCAGGCTGAGGCTTGCCAGGTGCCACCCTCCGAGGCGGCTTTGATGGTGGCGACGTGGGCCAGCTCGGCCTCGGCCTCGGCCTTTTCTACGGCCTCGACAAAACCGTCAAAACGTGCCATCCAGCGCTCGAAGGTGCGCTGGGTAATACCTGCCGAGGCCGCCGACGCGAGGCGGGTGTTCCCCGCGGCCAGGGCCTCGGCGATCTGCTGCGCCCGCTCGGCGCTGTACTTCGTCGGCCTTGCCACATGGCCCCCTACGGCGGCGACGGGATCACCGATCCCAGCAGTCGGACGACAAGAATCAGGAGCAACAGGCCGCCAATGGCCCAGATGATCCAGGAGTAGGCGGCAGCCGGCGGCGCGAACGTCGCCAGGATCCGCACCACAATCCAGCAGACAACGGCAATGATGAGGGCGTAGACCAGGAGCCAAATGAGATGGATCAGGATAGACTCCAAGTCACCTCCCAGCGCTACGCTGCTCGCGATGGTACCACTTCAGCCCATTTCGTGCGCATCAGGTGGGACCACCTGGCGTGCCTGGAGCGCCGCTCTCGCCTCGTCGCGCTCACGGCGGGCCTGGTCGCGCTGGTGGCGGAAGGCGGCCATCTCGCCGTTCGACGTTGCCAGCCGTCCGAGCACGGCGTCACGCTGCTGCTCGGCATCGACGGCTCGAGCATCGGCGGCACGCCAGCGTGCGTGCTCTCGAGCCAGATCCTCGGTCCCGCGCTCCTGAGCTGCCGCCAGCTCGCCCTCGAGCCGGACGGCCCAGCGCCGGGCATCGTCGCGCTCGGCCTCCAGAAGCTGCAGGATATTCACCCGCTCAATGTCGGCCATGTCTCTCCCTCGCCAGGTCGTCCAGGTACCAGCGGAGTACGGCGTCGGCGATGCGCCGCTGACGCCGGGCGCGGGCGACAGCGATCCACTCGGCGAGCCCGAGCGCCGCCGCCGACGCCGCCAGGCCGAGCGCAATGGTCAGCACCACTGAGTCCGTCATAGATCCACTCCGCTCAGCCTGAGCGCCAGCGTCGCCAGCCGCGGCGGCAGCTCGTCGCAGCCGTTGGCCAGCGCTTCGGAGCAGCGTACGCGCTGCTGCCAGCCGTTGCGCTCGGCCGGCCAGCGCCACCACTGCTCGCCGAGAAGCGCGACGT